AAATACAGCGGCTTCTTTTAACGGGTTTTCGCCTTTTCTGTCTACAAACGCCCAGTAGATCCAGTTTGTCTCACTCATTGTGTGCCTCTACGTGTTGTGCCGTCATTTTTTTATCAAGCCAGTCTTCTTCAGCAGCCAACGCGGCGGCGCGAGAAGGAAAGCCGGCAATAAAAGGACCGCCTACGGGTGCTAAATCTACTGTCCAAAAACCAGGTTTTGTTGTGTCTGGCTCGACATGACTAGCGCGCCGAATGTCTAGCGCGCCAAGTTCATTTAGTTGTATTTTTTCGCCGTACAGACACTGTGCCGCGCCGTCAGGTCGAATAAAAAGTTTCATTGCAGGCTCCTTTTTAAATGCCGGCACGTTGAATTCTTCGGGCGCCGTTGTTTTCGAGTATTGATTGCCCCAGCACCGCGCCGTCATTCGCTCGTTTGACAAATTGATCAGTTGTTCTGTCCCAGATGCGCTCTTTTAAGTCGGTAAAACTATTAATGCGCTGCCTAACTAATGTTTGGTCGTTGAACAGATACGCGTCCTTGTCCTCATCAGAATAAGACGCCCAGTTTGAAGAAGTGGACGGCCAAACAGCGGAGATGGTTGTATCGACGATAAGAGAATCTGATGTAATAGCTAACGGCGCGTATATACGTGATTTCGTAATTGAAACTTGCCCTCTGACTTTAAGACCCGGAGATTCACGTTGCCACGTTTCTAGACACAACGATGCGTCGTTAATTACTGCGTTGCCGGAAATATCGCATTTGCCTTTAACGACTGCTTTTTGCAGGCTGGCTGTTCCGTGTATTTTACTTCTATTTTCAGGGTTAGATTCTCTTTGTTCAGTAAGTGGCACCCAACTACTACCGCCAAATATAAAACCCACAGTCGTGCTTACGATTAAGGGTCGGCCCCAAACTAAAACATTGTCAGTTATTCTTGAGTCGACAATCTGCGCGCTATCTGTTATCACGCACCCAGAACCGATGTACGAAACGCCAGATATAATTGCGCTGCCGCTTACTTTTGCGCTGCAGCGTAGTTCTGCAGCGTCGTTTATTTTGGCTGCGCCGTTAACAACAACGTCGCCCGACAAGCGTACGTGGTCTCGGATTACGGCGCTGCCGTAAACTTGAGCGCGGCCGCGTATATCCACCTTGTCGTAAACTCGCGCACAGCCATATACTTGCGCGTTTCTTGCGACATAAACGCTGTCGTCAACGTGCGCCGTGGCTGCCACCCAACCGCCGCCGTTTTTGTGGCGGTTAGCAAATACACGACCAAGCCCGTCTTTAAAATCGTGTTTTGATCGTCTTTTCTTTTTTGGTTTTGTCTGGTTGAGCTCTTTTACTGCGGCTGTCTGCGTGTCATTTTTACTTGTTTTGTTTTGTTCGTCCATAGTTTTAGCTAATGCTTTTAAACTGGGGTGGTCATTGGAACAACACGGCGCGCGGGCGCGTCCGTTATAAGTTGGTTTAACGCTGACTTAACGCTACTCATTTGCGTGGTTAAGTTCTGTCGTAAATCTCTTCGATCTCGTAATGCTTTAACGTCAACGCCGGCTGTAATGTCGGCGGCGCGTTTGATCAAACGCTCTAACTCTTGATTTGAGTTCACGTTCATATGCCGAAAATTCTCGTAAAACTCTTTAAAGTTTTCGACGGCTGATTTGCGAAATACTTTTACACCGCCGTCTGTGCTGTCAGTAAGCCGCTCAATTAAATGGTCGACTAGTTCTTCAAGCTTTTCGGCGAATGCGTTTTCTGCCATGAGCACGGCTGTTTCAAATTTTTCTTGAACGCGTTTTTGTTCTTGTCTGTACAAGCTTGGGTTGTACCGCAGTAGGTAATCAGGCGCGTCAATGCTTGGATATTCCCAGCTTATGGCGAACATATTTTCTAAGCTTGCGGGATAATCATTTGGGTTATACAAGTCGCCCAATTTTTCGCGCGCGTTTTGTTTGATTTCTTCATACTCTAACTGCAAATTGGACGCGGCTTGCGCCAAGCGCTCTTGAAAGTCGCGCATCTTTTCTTCAAATTTATCGACTTCGTTTTGCTTGATCAGCCGCAGGCCATCTTGCGGAAACGGAAGCGTCATTGCGCGCCAATAACTAGTAGCCTGGCTTTTAAGCGTTGTTAACGCGCGATAGCTTTCGCGCTTTGTATCGAACAGCCTTTTTGACGCTGTAACTAAATCTGCTGTTGCATTAAAGCTGGAAGCAGCTTGTTGCATTTGATTGTCAGACAGCTTTTTTTGCGTTCCAACCCATCTAAAAGAAAGTTTTACAGCGCCCATATTGGCGCGCATGTCAACTGCCGCCTCTTCAGTACTTTGCGGCGTGATCTGTTCTTCGTTTTGTTCTATATTTTCGCTCATAAATTTCCTTCAAGCGGTGCAAGGCTGCATAGCTTTGCCGTACGCCAAAATTTGTAACTACTACTTCTTAAATAGCCGCGAGCTTGCGCGATTCATTATCATTTACCGACGACCTATTTTTTCTGCTTTGACTGTAAAGCCCAGCCCGGTCTGCGGACAGGCAGCGGTTTGTGGCCCAACTTCGCAGCTGTGCAATCTGCTCGGCAGACGTAACCGCAATAGGCACAACATTTTGCGCCGCCTCTGTGAGCGGGACGTCGAGCAATGCTGCAAGGCGGCAGCACGCCTTGATCTCGGCGCCCGTCCAGTTGGCGTCTTCCGGTTTTTCTTGTTCAGAATCTAATCCGTAGTGATTTAGATAGATATTCCAGATTTGCGCGCGCTGTTCTTCTGCGGGCAAGTCGACAAAGAAAACGCCGTCGAAACGTTCGGCGCGAGCAAATGGTGCTGGCAGCTTGCTCGCGTCATTGCACGTGCCAATAAAGAACACGTCACTTGTGTGGTCGTTAAGCCAGGTTAGCAGCGTGCCGAAAAGACGCGCAGAAACGCCGCTGTCCGTTTCACCAGACGAACCGACACCAGCCAAACCTTTCTCGATCTCGTCGACAAACAAGACACACGGGGCCATTGCGTCAACCTGTTTAAGGGCTCGGCGCATATTACCCTCGGACTCGCCGACAAACTTGCCCATCAAGCTACCGAAGTCGAGCATAACTGTCGGGCGGCCGACTTCATTTCCCAGCGCTTTGGCGAACTGAGACTTGCCGCAGCCAGGAGGCGACAAGAGCAGAACGCCCTTAGGCCGGCGATCCGGGTTGTCTTCGCCCTGTCGGCGCATGGCGCGAATACAGAACTGCTTCAAGTTTTCAAGACCGCCAAGGTTGTCGAAATCAGCGTCGCCCCGATATAGAGACATATGGCCGCTTTTTTCAAGCGTTTGCGCCTTGATGCTCCAAATAGTTTCTGCCGTTAACTCATTATTTCGAACAAGAGACAACGCAAACGCGTTCTCGGCTTCCATCCGAGTCAGACCGCGCGCGGCGTCAACAACCGTTTGAATTTGCTGCTCCGACGCCGGCTCAAAATCTGGGCTGTCTGCCATCATTTTTGTGCAGATTTGTCGAAGCTGTTCTGCGGTTGGGAGTTCGTGATGGACGACTGTAAACAGTTTTTCAATTTCTGGTTGCAGCGTTACTGCTGGTGCAACAACAATAAAATGCTGCCCTTGGCTTTTGCCGTGGATTAGTCGGTTGATAAGCGCCTGCATCACCTCGGGATTTGGCAGGTACTTATGAAAGTTTTTAAGGACTAAGATTTTATTAGCGTCGCTGTTTTCCATTGACTCTACAACGTCAACAGAACGCACAGCTTGCAGTGGCCCCGGTGCGGCTACCTTCCCGCTCAACAACTGTTGGTCGATGTCCCAGACATCAAAACCCCAGTTTCTTTCTGTGGCCATCTCCTTGAGTTCCGCTACGGCGCTGTTTGACTCTGAGGTCTCAATCCAAATGCCTGAAAACCCGGCGCATACAAGCTCACAAATTTCTTTTTTCAACATAGGTTATTTCCTTTTGGCGTAAGAATGATTCGACGGATGAATTAATTGTGCAGTTCGTCTGTCTGCGTGTTCTCTTCGGTGTAGTATTCGCCGGTCAGTGTCTCTTCTTTTGACGCGCCAAGTGCGCGCTCCAGCTCTCTTGTGGCGTCTTGACATGAGCTGCCAGAAAAGCCCATAGTTTCAATCTTGGTTTCACCCTGCGGGTTTACGACTACTTGAATAACTTTTGACATGTGTTCAGCCCTCTACAGTGATGTTTAGTTTGATTGACCCGTCGTCCAGGGTTTCTTCGTACACCGAATACCCGTTCTTCTGCGCTTCATACAGTGCTTTTTCAACTGCGTATGCCTGCAGAAACTTATCAAGTTCTTTTTGATCGCCCCAGTTACCTTCGTAATTGTCAAAGTCGACTTCGCCTGTTTCTGTGTTACAGACTACCGGGTAATTCCAGCCAGGCAGATTAAACCCCAAGCCAGTGCGCTTAACGGCGTAAACTTGAAACTCGCCTTTCGTCGGCGCCTCTAGACCCAGTCGCGCGCACGCAGCTGCGATGGCCTGCTCATCTCGAACTTCAGTTTTAATTTGAACAATATGTGACATTTTTTTTCTCGTAGTTAGTTGGACCAGCGAACGTATATCGGCGCGCGCGTTTCAACCCACACATGCGCGCCACAACTCAAAGCCTTATCGGGCGAGTAAATAATTTTTGATTTTCCAAGTATTTCAACATGCGCGGCTTTATATGATTTGCCGCGCCATTGAATTGTGATTACGTTTTCGCGCGCCCCATGTTTTTTATTCGAGCGGATTTTGTGCTGATCAACATGCACACGTTTAATAGTGCCTTTTGGCAGTATTTGTGTGCGTGGGGACTGCGCGCTAATTACGCATGTTGAAGTAGTCATAGTGGTGTAGACATAAAAAAACACCGCTTGCGCTGCATAACGCAAACGGTGCGCGACTTTGGCGGCGCCAAAGAGCCTGTTTCGGGAGTGTATTAGTCTTGAAACGCTGCGGCTAGTTCAGGGAAGGCCGCCAGGATTTCTGTGGCCTTTTCGTGCGAGCCGCAAACGCCGACAAAACAACGCGCGGATTTAAGCATATCAACTGTATTCCCTGTGCTGCTGGTAGCACTAGTCACGGCAACTGGCTTAGCTTTATTCGCCAGCATCCGCGTTTGTCGTTTCTTAGCAGCTTTTTGAATTTCACCAGCTGGCTGTGCTACACGCGCAGGTGTTGTTTTTGTTGCCCGCGGCTTGCTTTTAACGCCTGCCTTTTTCAACAGTTGGCTCACCTGTGCTGGGTTGGCAATAACGCCTTCCTCAGCTAAAGCGGCCACAATATCTTTGCCGCGCAATGAGTCGCCGGAAGCTTGCCGGCTCGCAATTTCGTCGCGGATGTAGTCTGAGATTGACTTTTTCTTTTCAGTCGCTGTCATGGATGGACCTTTCTTTCTTTTAGTTTGAGAAACCACGGCGGCTTCTACTTCTTCGAACTCTGAGTCACCCGCGTCAACAGCGACCGACTCTTCTACTTCGACGACGGGTGGCGCACTTGACGCACGCACATTGTCGCCGATTTCGCTGTCATAATCTGGTTCTTCGTCGGCGTATTCGCCGTCGTCCAGATCCGCATCATCGTCGTCGATCTCTCCATCGACTGCGTACAAATCGGCATCTGATGCGTCTTCGTTCGCCAACTCTGCGTCAACATCAATTTCTTGCTCATCCATGACATCGTCTTCATCGTAAGGCATCGGTTCCTCACTCGTTTTTTCTTCTTTTTTTGGCGCGCCCAGTGGCTTGCCCCAAATGCTCATTGCTGGCGGAATCAAACCTTTGAGTGCGCCAGTATTTTTATGACTGCTCATTTTTGCCTCTAGTGAAAACCAACCAGAAAAGTTGGCCTATATTGAAAGATACCGACACAAAAACAAAAAGCAAATGCTGTTTTTATTTTTCGTCCGACGCGCGATTTTGCTTTGTTTTTAGCGCGTCTAACGCATCTTTCGCGGTTGTTGTTTTTTCTTGTTGCGCAGCAATTGGAGGCGGGTCGCAATCGGGGCTGCGCAGCCAAGGTTCGTTCAACTCAGGCCATTTTTCTAGTGAGTGGATTGCGCCGATTACGTTCCACGCAGCGTGACCTAAGTGATCTTCTGTTCGGTCACCGCCTAAGAACTCGTAGATGTGCGTAATCGCGTGATTTAGCATATCTGTGGCTGGCATGCCGTTTTCCCAATTGAATGGCCCAAATCTGTTGGCGCCTTCTGCGTACGTTTTTGCCAGCGCACGTAAGCCAATTGGGCTGATAAAATCGTATCGCGCGGTTTCGCAATCGGCGCTGCGAACGGCGCCCGTGTTGTACTCGTGTCTATTATTATTCGTCATTGGACTTTTCTTCAAAGTCAAAATACAGCCGCGGCGAGTCAATATAGACTACCGTGCCGTGTTGTTTAGTTGCTTTGTGCGTAACAGTTGCTACGTTGTCGCTTTCGTTATGCACGGTAAAAGACTGCAGTAATTCTTCTTCCGACCAAACTCGATCGTGTTTAGTCTCTAGAAGCGCGCGTAATTCGCCTTTTTCTAAATGGCTGTACTGCGCGGCCAGCAAATCATTTAGCGTCGTGTTTTTACTGCCGTTAATGTGTAAGCGAGCGACGGACGTATCATGTTTGCGCATCTTGTTGTGTATTTGTCGTGTCACTTGTTGTTGCTTGGTTATTCAGTTCTTGTAGTTGTCCGGTCAGTTCCTGGATTTTATTTCCAAGCTGGCCGGCGTAATCGTCAAATACTCGGATTTGACTGACTAGGTCTCTGTGGACTTCAACGTTAAATGCCGACAGACAACCAAGTAGGCGAAGCAAGCTGCCTAAATACGGCATATCTGGATTTTTTAATCGTAAATAACCGGACGTCGTGTTTTCTGGCTTCGACTCCCAAATCGGGACAATTGCGAGGCCGTGTAATTCAGGTACGTCGCGGATAATTTGTGTACAAAACGATTCCGCCATTTCGGCAAATTGTTCGTTGTACGGTTTTCTAGATGCGGCTTGCGGCGGGTTAGGGTTATTTTCTAAGGCAGTTTGATCGTCACTCATCTGTATCACTTTCTGGAAATTGGAATGCGCGCGCGTAACGAAGTCTTGACGGAAGAAAGCCGTCAATCAGATTAGCTATTCTAGTGGCGGCCAAAGAGTACACAACCCCCTGGCAGAGAACAGCAAAAATACCGCCTAAAGCGGCGCCAAACGCGAGCAATAAAAACAAATAAATCGGCGCGTGATAGCTTTGGCAGAACGGACACGTCAATAACTCAAGAACTTTTCCCTTACAGCTGTTTGGATCTGTGACGTCTTGTTTGGCGTACACAATAGCCCGTGTTGTGCTAAATATAGATCCGTTGTTCCACACATCAATCACAGCGCCGGAAGCGAAGACAACACAAAACAAGTCTAAGGCTGTCATCTTCTTTTATTTCTCCTTTTTTGAGCTCCAGCTGTCACGCCGTTTACAAAAACAAGCGCGACGTAAAAAATAATACAAGCAGGGATGACACTACTCAAACTGCCATTAATTACAAGGTCAGCTACTACAACTGTTGCCAGTAATAAAACAAGACCGGCAAAAGTTTGTACAAGCTTTTCTTCTGCGTTCATGGTGTTTGACAGTCTCCACAATTACCGCTAGGCCACGGCTGCGTTTTTCCCCCAGTTACGTACTTTCTGTTGTATAAAAACTCGGGATACGGTTTCGGCGCGGTTAGTGTGAGATCGTGAACAGGATTGTCGCCTAAATTGACTTTTGGCCTAGGACCGCGAAAGGTTGGCTGAAAGCCGGGCAATTTTCTTTCCATATACGACTTCGCGCTTTTTCCGATTACAGTCATGGTTAACTCCTTTTTAAACGGTATACTGCTCAGTATACTCATTGTCGGCATTATTTCTCAGCGTTGTTGTGCTGGAAAAACAATTTGACAAGTGCGACTGCTTGTGTGAAAACGAAGACGACAAAAAAGCACGTTACGTTAATAAGTAAGTGCACGCCGTCTTCAAGCCACTGCAGTTCGCCCTGCGCTTCCGACTCTGCCGAGATAAAGTCGTCCATTGGTCACCTCTATGTCAGATGCCGTTAATACCGCAGCACAGCTTGACATTCCAGATGTTGGAGTGCGCGCTTTGCTGGAAGAGTTGCTTTCTATCGACGTTAACGATAAGAAAGACTTGCAAGCACGTCTAGGAGTACTAGGCGCGCTTGCAAAGCAATCTGCGTTTCCATCATTAGAGCCGCTTTTGCCGATGGTGTTGAATTTAAATGGAACACCTTACACATTAAACAACCATTACCCGTTTTCTCCTTTATTTAGATGTCTTACGCCAAAGAATCAAGTTTGGTGTACAGGCCGGCAGGTTTCAAAATCGACCAGCCTAGCCGCGCACGGAGTAGTCGTCGCGAACTCGATACCGTTTTTTAAAACATTATTTATTACGCCGCTTTACGAACAGATCCGCCGTTTTTCTAACAACTACGTGCGGCCGTTTATTGACCAATCTCCTGTTAAGTCTTTATGGTCTGGCACAAGCACGGAGAATTCTGTTTTACAACGCTCGTTTAAAAACAACTCGATGATGTTGTTTTCTTTTGCGTTGTTAGATTCTGATCGTGTTCGTGGTGTGTCGGCAGATCGCGTGTGCATCGATGAGGTTCAAGACATGGACCCAGATCACATACCGATCATTCAAGAAACTATGTCTTATAGTCGTTGGGGGACCATGTACTTCACGGGGACACCAAAGACGTATGACAACCTAATTTTTGGCCTGTTTAAACGCTCTTCACAAGCAGAGTGGTTTATTCCGTGTCACTCGTGCGGCAAGTGGAACATACCGTCTCTAGAGTATGACTTGGACGCAATGATTGGGCCGTACTCAGATTCTATTAGCGAAAAACAACCGGCAACTGTTTGCGCTAAATGTCAAAAGCCAGTGAGCCCTAGACATGGAAGATGGGTACACCGTTATCCTGAACGGCGTTGGCAGTTTGCGGGTTATCATGTGCCGCAGATGATTCTTCCTTTACATTTTGCAGATCCTGAAAAGTGGTCGACGTTATTAATGAAGCGCGAAGGCTTCGGTAACATGACGCAAGCTCAGTTCTACAATGAGGTTATGGGAGAGAGCGTTGATACGGGGCAGAAACTAGTCAGCGAAACTGAACTAAGAAACGCGTGCTTGCTTCCTTGGGAAAACAAAAAAGAGCCGGTGCCAGAGGCGTTTGCAAACACCGCGAACTACAAACACAGAGTGCTTGCGATTGACTGGGGTGGCGGCGGTGAAGCTGGTGTTAGCTTTACCGCGCTCGCTGTTCTTGGGTTTAATCACAACGGCAGTGTTGACGTTCTTTGGGGTAAACGGCTTTTAATTGGTGGCGATCACTTACAAGAAGCTAAAGAATGCATGCACTGGGCGAACAAGTTTAAATGCGATCTTGTCGCGCACGACTACACAGGCGCCGGCGCTGTTCGCGAAACAGTTATGGTGCAGGCCGGTTTCAATCTCGATCGGGTTATGGCGATTCGTTTAGTGCGGTCTGCCACACAAGACTTAATGGTTTACAAGCCCCCTACACCAATTAATCATCGGCAGCATTACAGCTTAGATAAAACTAGATCGCTGCTCTACACATGTCAGGCTATTAAGCTCAAACAAATACGGTTTTTTCAATATGACTGGGCGTCGCATGACGCGCCGGGGCTTGTAGCCGACTTTTTATCTCTAGTGGAAAACAAAGCCGAGTCGCGTCTGGGCGGCGATATTTACACTATTACGCGCAACACGCTGCTTAGCGATGATTTTGCGCAAGCTGTAAATATCGGCGCGGCCAGTCTATGGCACGTGGCGCAAGCTTGGCCTAATTTTGCGCAGCTTGCTGGTGTCGCCGCCATCTCAGCTAAACAAGTAGCCGCCCAAACGCCCACCGATGACTGGGCTGATGATGCGATTGCGTCGCGTTACTTTTAATACTACCACCAGCTGTCGTAGAACACGCGTTTGCCCGTTTTGAGGGCTGTGCGTGCGGTGTCAATAAAGTCTAAGTCATCTTGTTTATATTCATCGTCTGCGTTGCTGCCGAAAAAGAAACCCTCTGTTTCCGGCAATTCGTTGCTGTTTATTGCGGTTTCTAGCTTGTCTAAATCCGCTGCTGTTAGTTCTAAAGGAACTGTGTTAAAAACGCGATCCTGTTTTTCTTTCTCCTGCGCGGCGGCTAGTGCTTCTCCGTCTGGGAGTTCTGCCACAATGAAATTTGCGCCGTCGTTTTCGTCTGACTCATAGACGCGTAAGTTTTTGGTTGCCGTGTTCGGCTCAAACATAACAACAGCGGCGTTCGCTGGCAGGGGCGTGTTGTTGTATACAGCAGTTGGGTCGTTCGGAAGAATAACGTACGGATAGCCTTTTTCAATCCATAAAGCTTCCATCCAACCTTGCAAATTTGGGTGCTTTCGCCAATAAGCTATTTCTTCTCTTTTTCCTTTTGCATCGACGCTATAGGCAAATTGATCTAAACCCATAGGTAATCTCCTCAAATCTTTTCAATAATATCAGGCGGGCAGACACACGATAACCGGCGGCCGTTATCCCACATTACAGTGACTTGCGTGTATGGCTGGCGACCTAAATTCACTTCGCTGGCGTTAAGCACAGTGCCCGTTGTTCCTGGTTGAACAGGGTTTGGGTCGTTATCCATGCGCACGAGCTTTATCCGATCGCCGTCTTTTATTCCAACAGCCATCCTATAACCTCCAACAGTATTCTTTCAAAAAACTACGCAAATTTTCACGGTTTGCAATCGTCGTGTGCGTTATACACAAGATGCAAAGGTTTGCGCTTGCGTTTAGCGCTGTAACAGCCGCATTTATTAATGTTTCTTCTTCCGCTGTTTCTGGCGTGTAAAGCTGCCAACCGCGGCCATCTTCTGGCAGTTCTGGATTTTGTTCGTTAAATGCGGCGTCTAGAAGCAACTGAAAAACAAGGTCCGGTTCTGTGTCTGTCGCGCCAACATTAGAGAACTGCGCTTGCGTTGTTTCAAAATTTTTTACGCTACTTTTTAGGTAGGCCAGTGAACCAAGATGTTCTTTTGTAATCATTTTGCGGTTTAGTTTTCGTGCTTGTAAGTAGCGGCGGCATAGTTTCCACGAGCAATAATCTCTGCGCGGACAGCTTCTCGTTGTTGCTGTAGGTATCGCGCGTATTCTTCGTCGGTATTTACGACAGATTCCGCCGCCGAAAAGGACCATGCTTTTCCGGTTGCTGGGTTGTCTCCGCTGCGCATAATGCGCTCAATCGCGGCCATCTTTACGTGGATTCGGTTGTCTTCGAGTTGTTGTTTTGCGAGGACGGCGTCTGCTAGTTCTTGCGCGGCAATGACGATCCGTTCTTCTCTTTCAGTGATTGTGCTCATTTTTTTTTTACTCCAAAATAATAGCCGTGGCCGCATAAAATTTGCAGCCACGGCTATGCAAGAAAATTGTTAAAATGTTTTACTCAAACAACGGGCCAGCAGTAGAAGAATCGTCGAATACAGCCGCAAAGTTGTTGTCGACCCACCAGTCGGGTAGGTTTGTTGTTTGTATCAGCTTTGCTCGCAGCCGTACAACTTTTTGCTTAATCTTTGCGCGCTCTTTCTTAGATAGAGACGCGTAATCGCATCGAAACGTTTCCATCAACGTCTTCAGCGACCGTTTGTAACTTGCGGCCTGTTTCATATTGTCTTCTGTCATTTCTTCTACTGAAAGACCGCGTGCCGCGTACATAAGCTTAGCCGCAGACATGCCTGAACTTGCATTGGCTAGGCGGTAGCATTTGTCGAGCATAACGGCTAGCATAAGTTTAGTACGGCTTTCTTGACTTTGTACGCTCGCTGACGCGGGAAACCAACGACGCAACTTAGTTTTGTCTGTTGTGTTTCGCTCGTTTTCAAGAGCCGTCGGGGACCAGCTTTCCATTAACGCCTGAAAAAGGATCGTTGGCAAAACGCCGGCGCGCTCCAGCTCGATGAGACCGCACAGTGCTGCCATAATCGGCACAGTCGTTGCCTTAGAGTCTGCCGCCGCGGGTCCCCACAACTCGTAGTCGCCGTTAAAGCACGACAAAAGTCGCTGCAGCGTTTCTGTGCCGAACTTGTTCGACAGCATTTTGACGCTGTTAATTGGCACGCCGATTTTTGTTGGGTCCGCCGAACGGCTTTGCGTGGTCGTCAGCGGCACAAGACCCGCGTCTGTTATCAGCTGGGCTGCAGCAGTAATGTGCGGGTCGCGTGCGTCGAGACCCACCCTTATCGCGTCACTGGATGCCAGCGCTGTTTGCGGCACATTACGGTTAAACATGTTTTGCGCGCGTTCTAACGCCGTAGCGTCAATAAGAACCTCGACGCTCTCAATGAGGTCAAACTTTAACGCAACCGCACTGCAAACACGATGATTTGCGTCACCCGTTGCCATGGTGTGCGTCTTCTTGCCGGGGATCTCTGCGTCGATTTCAATGGGCGCTGTAACTGGTACGCTAAACGCGTTAGGGTCAAAAAAGCCTACAATGTCAGCGACAGCGTCCCGCCGAATAGCTTTTTTACGCCGGGCCACCGGGTCTAGCGTCATCATCAACGTGGGCATTGGCGTGCTTACAGGTGTCGGAACTGTTTTAACATACTTGTTAAATTCCGCGCGCTGGTCGAGCATTTTACGATGTTTGTCCAGAATACGATCGAGCAACTCATCGACCATTTCTTTTGGGAATCGTGGGCCGTCGTAGCAAAGATATGTTTCGAGCGCTTTCCAGTTCTTCACGTACTCAAAGCGCACCAATTGCTTTCGTTTTGCGCCAACGATAGTGATCTGCTTGTCTGGCGGAAGCGGCACGTCGCTGATTGCGTCGTTGTACAGTTTTTTTGCAAAAGGTAAAAGATTTGCTGGCGTGAAAAGCCCGTAAAGTTCTGCGTCGGACAGGTTTTGGAGCATTTCTCTCGTCCAAAAAGTTGGCCCGCCGTCCGCAATCAGCTGTTCGGCCGCGGTTCGGAGCTGACCGTCGGCGAGAACAGGTTTTTCTTCGATCGTGTGTCTAGGCATTGGCATTTTCCTTTTCTGGGAATTTGTGGTTAATGATACGGCGGATTTCTTTATTCCGCATGACTACGCGCGGGAGCGCTTCTTCCTGCGGAAACAAAAACGAAAGGGTTGGCGGAAGTTCTGCTCCCTGTTTAAACGCACTAATTTCTTTGTCAAGCCTTAGCGCGTAATCCGTCATTTTTTCCAGCGGCATTGGTTCGCCGGCGGCTAGTGCTTGGCTGGCCAAAAACTTTACGTCTCTGAGAATGTGCTGCAGTTCTAGCATACTAGTCATAAATAGCCGCGTCTCTTCGTTATGGTCGGAGAAGCCGCCTTTTTCTTCTTTGTTTGCCAGCATTGTTTTAAACGCGTCAATAAGTGTCATGATCATATACGGCGCCGTGCCAAGCAGTGGCGCGATAGCCAAAACAGAGGCTGGGAAACGTTTACCGCGCGCTTCTGGCACAGGCTGTTCTGCGTCTAATAGAGACAACAACAACGGCCGGATAGCCATTGGCATTAGTCTGCCGCCCCTAGCGTGCATTTCGCGCACACCGTCACGATGGGATTTAAACAGATAATAATCACCGTCTCCAGCGTAGAGCGCCATATTTTTTTGCGCTGCATCTTTTAGTAATGCGATAGCGCCGCTTACGTCATCTAAATTAACTAGAATTTTTTCGACACCGCTGTCATTACTATGCGGCTGATCAATGGCAGTTTTTTCGGCTGCGTTGTCGGGCGCGGGCTGCGTTTTTGTATAGCTACTGACTACGTTGGCGGGTCGCACGCGACGGACAAATTGCGCGTGCCCTGTATTTTTTGTTGATTTTTTCGTCACTGGTTCACTCGTGGTTATAGGCGCGCCAGAAAGACTGGCGTCTTCGGGCGGCCCGGTCGCCGCTAAAACGGGTTTGCTGTACATCGCGCCGCAAGCGATAAGAACTTGGTCTATTGTTGTGGCTGCGCAAACATTATCAAGAGCACTAGCTGTATTTTTTCTTAATTCTCGTTTTGTCTTATTCGTTATGCAAATTGAGACCTGCCTTACGCGCCTGACAATACCGAGACCGTAAGTAGCATCAATGCTTTTCGTGCGGTTTAATATGCCGCAATCTTCTAGAATATTTAAGACGCAATTAAGGTTTGTTCTTAAGTTGTTTTTTTGTTTGACTTTTTTTGCGCGATGACTCTTGGCGAGTCGAGAAAACAGTTCGGCGTCAGTCAAAACGGCGTCGCCGCTTTCTTCGCCCGCTCTAAACAGGTTGCGTAATACTTCTCGGGCGAGCGGCAATTGCGCGTGCGTTAGATACCGGCTCATAATTATCCTTTTTTATTTGTACCGGCCAGTAGTACGGTAAATCGACGGGTTCTTGCCAGCCATACTGACTATAAAAAGTAAAATCTTTTCGCAACAAATTGCTGCGATGGCTTTCGTGCAATCGCCGCAAGAAAAACCACGGCGGGTATCTGTTATGCGCTGTTTGATTGCGTAACGTTTCGTACACCGCGCAAAACTCTGCGCCGAGATTGTCGTTGAAATTGCGTCGTCGCCACTCTTGGCAGACAACAATTGCGTACGTCGCCAGCGCGAGCTCATATCCAGACCACATTAAAACGGCTGGATGATTACGCCAGCCTCGTTTGCCTGGCGTGTGCGCCCCGACCGGAAGGCCAAGACACAGAAGAATTTGTTTGCACTCTAACCGTTGTTTTCCAAGCCTTTTATTGTCTAAACAGCGGGCAGACCCTCTAAAACTGGCTAGAGGTAAGAATGTCTGCATTTATTCGTCGTCGTAGTAGTCTTCTTCGTTTATTTCTTCGTCTTCGTAACTAGGGTCGTCGTCGTCCTCGTAATCTTCGTCATCGTCATAAAATTCGTCGTCGTTTTCATCGGGATTAAAATCGTCGTCATCTGTGAAGTACGTGTACTGCGGCGCCGGGTTTAAAAATAAATCGTCGTCGTCTTCGTCGTCATCGTTATCGTCTACAAAGCGCCATTCTTCTTCAATAAAGAAATCGTCATTTGAATTACGAATGGTCACCGCCGGCGGAATATCCGGGCGAAAAGAATAAGCGGCTGTGTAGCGCATATGTTTAGCCTATATCTTCTTTCACTAAAACATCATTAGGACGACAATTATCAAACCAGCGGCTTTCGACGAGCAAACCAGGATTTCCATATACGACTTTTTCGTCTATTAACGCGCTATCGTTACTTATTAAATTAGCAAAGGCGATCCAGTTTGGCGGCGGGCTTTTGGCGTATTTGAAATAACGATTGATGGCCCAACGGTTTAACCACCACCATTCTGGTGTTTTTAAAAAGTAATCTTGTGTTTGTGTCCGTTTTCTGGGCAACGGCAGCACGGCGATTTTATTGTCGGCTATTGCGTCGTGAAGAACGCGGCTAATAGCAGTGTGTGCGGTGTTTGGTGTTGAAAGAAATTTTTTAGCTAACTCTAGACTAAACGTAGTGCCATAAACATTCTGCAGCCATTCGTGCAGATTTTGTAATACAGCGTCAATTATGTGTGTATTTGTTTTAATTATTCCCGGTTTGTTTTGCAATACTTTTTGTATGTACGCGGGCAAAATTGCGCGCAACGCGGAGTAATCTGTGGTCGTAACGGTTGGCGTCGCTGTTATACCATACCAGCCATAACTGCAAAGAGACGCGACCGCAGGCTCATTTACGCCTAGAATAAGCGGTCGATCGAAGTAGCTGGGGGCCCACATGCCTAGCTGATCGGCGCTAAAAAGGCCAAAAAACATAGCCGGCCAATGCCCACAGTCAAAGTTGTTCCATATTTTGACCATTTGGTGCCTTGGCGTTTCTGGCGCTATCA